CTGTCCTACTGCGTCGTATTTACGATGCTTGTTATGATTCCATGGTTCCGAATAGTATTCCTGCTGCTGTGCTTACTCTTGCTAAGTATCAGTATCAAATGGCATTTGTTGCGGATCAGGAAATAAATATGCTTGCGTGTTTGACTGAACTTATGGTGGAGTGTGAATTTAAATGAAACATCGTGATAACTATTACGTCAAGTTTGATGATGATGAACTACGACAGATCTTGAAAGAGATTAGTAATGAAGAAGTGAAGGTAAGAATACGGAGTGCATTGGGAGAGACAATTGATCCCATAGATAAGTTCCATGCAACTATCGCATACTATAATAATGAAGTTTAAAGCATTAGTATTCATTCGTTTGAGGTCACAGGTGGATGACTCAGCAGGTAATGCTGTGAGAGATGCCTGTAAGAGATTGTCCGAGTTGGATATCAAGAAACTTAGACTTGGTAAGGTCATCGACGTTTGGTTGGAAGCAGAGACCAGAGAGTATGCTGAGAAGGAATTAGAAATGCTTTCTGATAGGTTCCTTGCTAATACAGTCATGGAAGACTGGGATTATGAATTGACTGAGATTGAAAGTTTCCCCAAAGGTATTGACAATGGATGATTTTAACGCACCAGGATCTAATAAAATAGGAATCACTCCTGAATTTACAGATTTTGTAGTTAATTTACAGATTGATAATATAGTGAAGATCTTAGATGCTAAGATCGAACGTTGTAATGTATATAATAGTGACAATAGAGATGAAGTATACAAACAAATAACTATTACCTACAAAGATACTGTATAATGCCACATGAATTTGACCCATGCGAAGCACCTGTAGAAGGTGAAGTTGACAAGTGGGGGTTTACAATTAAACCTCCTATGTGCGATAATGAGGTTATCATCAGATGCCTCAAGAATGCCCCTTGTGGCATTGACAGAAAACAAGCTGAAAGACTTATTAAAGATTATGAAAACCAAGATTAAAGCACAAGTAAAATCTAGATGGTACTACGTTTTTTGGGGAACTGCTACAGTATCGGTTGTCCTTGGACAATTGTATGTCGGTACTGGGTATCGTGTTCTGCACGATGATATGCAACAGTTACTGAATAAAGTTGATGGTGTTCTTCTTCGTGCGGATGAACCTAACTACCTATGATTCTCCCTATCCCTATGGTAATGTATTATGAATGTTAAATTAATCCGTATGTGGTCTGGTGAAGATGTTATCACAGACCTAGTAGAAGAAAAAGAAGATTCTATTGTTCTTCGTAATCCGATTGTTGCTATCCCTACTTCCGCCGGACAGATGGGATTTGCACCTTGGTCTCCTTTACTTAATGGTAGGGATACTGATGTAGAAATTACACGAAGGTATATTGTTTATATTGCTGAAACTCAAGATGAGGTTGTAGAGCAATATGAGTTGATGTATTCTAGTATTCAAACGCCAAGTAAAAAATTGATCGTATGATGAAATCTCATAAGACTCCTTTGAGGTATCCTGGTGGCAAGTCGCGTGCTTGCACTAAGATGGATCAATACCTCCTGAAGGTATCTGATTGTAGAGAATACAGAGAACCATTTTTAGGTGGTGGTAGTGTAGCAATCTATATCACTAAGAAATATCCTAAACTAGATATTTGGGTTAACGATTTGTATGAACCTCTTTATAATTTTTGGAGAGTTCTTCAAGATGATGGTAATGCTTTGTATGAAACACTGTGTGATTTAAAATCTAGACATCCAGAACCAGAATCTGCAAAAGAATTATTCTTAAAATCAAAGGAGTATTTAAATGACGAATCCAATAATGACTCTTTACAGCGTGCTGTCAGTTTTTATACTATCAATAAGTGTTCTTTTTCTGGTCTCACCGAGTCATCCTCCTTCAGCAAACAAGCAAGTGACTCAAACTTCTCAATGCGAGGAATCGAAAAACTCCCAGGATACACAAAGATAATTGAGAACTGGAAAATTACAAACCAGTCTTACGAAAATCTTCTTACCGACTGGAAAGATGTTTTTACTTATCTAGATCCTCCATATGATATCAAAGATAATCTTTATGGTAAAAAGGGGAACATGCATAATAAATTTAATCACGATAGTTTTGCTGCTGTCTGTGATAGATTTGTTGGTCCTCAACTCATATCCTATAATTCTTCTCAGTTAGTAAAAGATAGATTTGATGGGTGGCAAACAGGGGAATTTGACTTGACATATACTATGAGGTCAGTCGGTGAATATATGCGTGAGCAAAAAGAACGTAAAGAACTTTTACTTTTTAATTATGAAAAATCTCTGGAGACTTTAATAAAACAATGAATTTTTTTGCAAAACTTGATTCCTACGAAGATTATCTTCAGAAAAATCCTTTCCATAAATTATTAGATATTGATTTAAATGAATATGGTAAGGTTGAGAAAAAGTTAGAACATTCATCTTATCGTTCTGTTGATCCAAATTTAAAAGAAGCATTTGCTCCAGAACTTGATGATCTGGTTAGATTGCACTACTTAGTTACCTCTAGAAATGTAACAACTATTCTTGAGTTTGGAGTGGGTAAGAGTTCAATTATATTCGACCATGCACTGAATTTGAACAAGGAAAGATGCTCTGCTTTTGTTGAAAATAATTTAAGGAGAAGTAATCCATTTCAATGTTTTTCTGTAGATAATAACAAAGAATGGATTGAAGTATGCAAAAATACTGCAAAGACAAGTCATATTAATTATCACTATTCTCCATGTTCTGTCTCCACTTTTAATGGAAGAGTTTGTACTTATTTTGAAAACCTGCCTAATATTTGTCCTGATCTAATCTACCTAGATGGTCCAGATCAATTTTCTCCCGTTGGTGATGTAAGAGGAGTTACTACAAATCATCCTGACAGATTGCCTATGTCTGCTGACATTCTTGCAATAGAGCATTTTTTATTGCCAGGTACTCTTATAGTTGTTGATGGCAGAACTGCTAATGCTAGATTCCTAAAGTCTAACTTGCAAAGGAATTGGTCTCACTATCATGAGGAAGTCTTTGATCAGCATTATTTTGAATTGCTAGAAACCCCACTTGGAGTTTATAATAAGAAACAGATTGATTTTTGTCTTGGTGATGATTATTATGAAAGGATTAATGATACATGGAACTAAAAGACTGGCTTAACTCAGTAAACTTTAATAAGGAAAATCTTATTAAAGACGACCCAGATATCGTTAAACAATATCCTCCTTATATTATTAATCGCTGTTTATCTGGTCACATGGATTGTGTGATGTATGCAAATGAAATGAATAAGTATAACTTTCTTGATAAAGACATGCAATATTCATTTTATCTAAATAGTCTGAGGAAACGAAAGAGGTTCTCTCCTTGGCTCCGAAAGGATAAAGTCCAGGATTTAGAATGTGTCAAACAATACTATGGTTATAGTAATGAGAAGGCATCTCAGGCTCTGAAAATTCTGACAAACGAACAGATTAACTTTATTAAACAACGACTTGATGTTGGAGGAATGAAATGACTACTGTGGAACCTACAGTTGAGTGGTCTCAGGACCAAATGGTGGAAGTGCTTCTTAATGAACCTGATGACTTTTTAAAGGTTCGTGAGACATTAACAAGAATTGGAGTTGCATCACGCAAGGAAAAGAAACTCTATCAGTCTTGTCACATCCTGCATAAGCAAGGAAGATATTTTATCGTTCACTTTAAAGAACTCTTTGCCCTGGATGGTAAGAGAGCAAATCTTACACTGAATGATGTACAACGTCGCAATCGTATCACACGCCTCCTTGCTGACTGGGGACTTATCTCAGTGGTAAAGGAAGATACTGTTGCAGACATCGCACCTCTAAATCAAATCAAGGTTCTTGCGTATCGCGACAAAGGTGAGTGGATTTTGGAGCAGAAGTATAATATTGGTAAGAAGACCAAACCTCAAGAAGAAGTAACTAAATAAAACTGAGACCTTTCGTGCGGTCTCTACGAAAGTCGGAACTTACAGGCATCCTTGACAGGATGCTTTTTTATGTTATGATATATAAATAATAAAACATTGATCGTTGTTTTTACAGGGATCGTATTTAATTAATTTAAAAATGGCAAGGAAAGTAAGGTTTGAAAACCTAACGGTAGAGGATGTCAAGTCAAAATTAGATAAGTTGGATGATCCACTTATTGATTTCCCACTACTAAAATTCGTAAGATTTTCAATAGAATACCTCAAACATCTAATATCTACAGACAACGGATGTAGAGGAGTAAAACAAGAAAAAGGAAATGTTCATGCTCTTAATGCTTCCTTTAATGCGGGAGGATGGGATTTATTAAAATGGCCATTCCCATTTATTGTTATAGACACGTTAAAAAAATTAATTGATCGTAGACATTCTCACGCTGCTGCTAACCAATTAGCAATTTCAAAAGTACCTGGTGTTGAGTATGTTGAAGTGGACGATCATAAGTATAGTTTTTTAAAACCAGAATCAAAATTAACTTTAGCAGGTGTTTATATAAATGCCACTGATGGCACAACAAACGCTGTTCAAGATCATTTTATTTTTGCTTGTGTTAGAGTATGTCAGGAGAATAAACTTGATCACACTAACATCAAAATAGTAAGAGAGATTCTTGATTTGATGGGAATCAAAAAAAGGTACAATTATATTGGTGCTATTTCTGCGGTAGAAAATTCTATCGTCAAATGGGGTGAAGAACCCACAAGAATGACAGAAAACTCCACGGAAGAAGAAGTTAGAGATTATGTAAAAAATGAAGATAATCCATTTGGTGACAATAAAACCGATAAAAATGGTACAAAACTATTCACTATGGTTGCGGACACAAACTTTAATAAAAGGTATGCCTGGGATTTACTTCGTCATCTTTGGGAAGCAGAGAGAGATGGATATCAAGTTAAAATACTCATTCAATCTAGGAAAGGAAATGCTCTAGGTGTAAAAACTGATAGAGATGATCTATTTTTTAAAATGGTTGAATATTGTGATTTAGCATATAACAGTTATAAATCTCATGCTGAAGATATTATTAATACTAAATTTAGAAATGTTTTTCCTGATTGGACAGTTGATTTTCCATTAAAAGGACCACATAGTTTAGGTGGTGAAGTTTATATTCTTCATCAACTTGAAGGTGAAACTGAACCAACTCAAGTAGATTTTGTTGACTATATGGAAAATGATAATGATAATGCTAATTTATCTTCTTTTTTCAGAATAACCGAATAAAAAACTACGGGGTTCACTACCCCGTTTTTTTGTATTTCGTGTTATAAATATATCGGATGCCTTCGGGGTCTACACAACACAAACTCGCTTTTAAAGGAGCTAAGAATCATGGGAAACCTTACAAGGTATACTGCTGCAGATTTGCCTGTGCTATTAGATAAAATTTCTAAAAACAGCATTGGTATGAACGATTACCT